ATTGACCCACGATACTGCCAAGTTATAGTTGACCGTTGGGAAAAGTACACGGGGCAGAAAGCGGTTAAAACTGGTGAAAACAATGTACCCGCGAACAGTAACAGAGAAGATAGTTGAGTATTGGGCTCTAGGCTTCAGCGCGGAGGAGACACGCCAAGCACTAACCGAAAAGCAAAACGTCACTATGGCACTCAACACGATTTACAAGCACCGTCACAGCCTAACCGCGCAAAACTTGATAGATGAACTCATCCATAGACAGGAACGGGCCATCCTCAAAGCCGACACCGACGACCCTCCACTCGCCATGAAGTACCGCAACGAACTCCTCAAAATCCTAGTACCTCAACGAATAGAAGCTTACTCACGAGTAGACCAAAATGTCAACACTACAGTCACAAACATCGACGCAAGCCTCAGAGACTACGAGTGGGCTCTTGAAGAAGCCGCTAGACTCAATCTACAATCAAACAGTAAGAGGCAACCGTTGGATTCCGCACAAGCCGCACCCGAAACAAACCCTGTTCCTACTGCTTAACTGTAAAGAAGCATTGTACGGCGGCGCGGCGGGCGGAGGCAAATCTGACGCCTTGATGATGGCGGCACTGCAATACGTGGACGTGCCGCACTACTCAGCCATAATCTTCAGACGCGCCTTCACAGACTTGGCTTTGCCAGGAGCCTTGATGGACAGGGCAAGAGAATGGCTCGCTGGTACAGACGCGCATTTCAACGGCATAAACCACGCTTGGACGTTTCCTTCAGGCGCGACTTTAGCCTTCGGAAACCTTGAGCATGAGCAGGACAAGTTCCGTTACCAATCAGCAGAGTTCCAGTACATCGGCTTCGACGAGCTCACACAATTCACTGAAACCCAGTACCGTTACTTGTTCAGCAGGCTTAGACGATTAGAACGCAGTCCTATTCCACTACGCATGAGAGCAGCCAGCAACCCGGGCAACGTCGGTCACGACTGGGTTAAACAGCGTTTCATGACTGAAGGCCCAGACTACGGACGCATATTCATTCCTGCAAAGCTTCAGGACAACCCAAGCCTAGACCAAGCCAAATACGTTGAAAGCCTCAGCGAACTCGACCCAATCACGAAGCGGCAGTACCTTGACGGCGACTGGACCGCCAGGCACGGCGGCAACATCTTCTTGCGGGAATGGTTCAAAATCGTTGCCGAAGCTCCTGCAGAACTTAAACTGGTGAGGTTCTGGGACATGGCGGCGACTGAGCCGAAGCCGAACACGGACCCAGACTACACTGTAGGCGCGTTAGTCGGCGAACAGAACGGCATATACTACGTCTTGGACGTTAAGCGGATCCGTTCGGGTCCTCCGCAAGTTGAAGCACTCATAAAACAAACCGCACAGCTCGATCCAGCAGGAACAAGAACATTCATGGAGCAGGAGCCAGGTAGCAGCGGCGTCGGACAAATTGACTACTATGCGAGGCAAGTGTTGCAGGGCTTCAGCTTCTGGGGAATCAAGAGCACTGGGCCTAAAGCGGAGAGGGCTGTGCCTGTGAGTAGCGCGTCAGAAGCGGGTAACGTGAAACTAAAACAAGCCCCTTGGAACGGGGTGTTTCTTGACGAGTTTGAAGGGTTTCCGCAGGGAGCGCATGACGACATGGTTGATGCGGTGAGCGGCGCGTTTAGTCAGTTGCGTAGGCCGCAGGGATATTGGGGATAAAAACTTATGAAGTGGCCTAGTCTACACGAAAAGTTCAAGGGTTTCTGGCACAGCCTCGGCGGCACACCCCAGCAACAACGCGACCTAGCATACTTGAACTACGGCTGGACTGAACGATGCAAATACTACGACAGCGTCTACGAGAAGCATCCACTCGCTAAATCGTGTATCTTGGGCATTGCGGGCCGCGTATTGGAGCAGGGCCTGTTCATTAAGCCACCAGAAAAGTATGACAGGGCAGAAGACGCCGCGTACCAGTGCGAGGAACTCAACAAACGGTTGGGCATTGACATCATGCTTTATGACACGTTGGTTTCGTGGGCGAAGTACGGTAGTTGCTTCTGGGAACTCACGACTGAACCAGTGTTTGACGCGCGAATCATTCCGAATCAGGAGCTCATAACTCCTAAGGCTCAAGACGGCACAGGAAACATTTTGAGTTGGACACAAAACCTCTATGGCACAGGCCCAGTGTGGACGGCAGACGACATAATCCAGTTCCAATGGAACGTCACCAGCAAGTCATGGCCCTACGGCACATCGTTGCTCGTGGGCTGCACAGAAGAATTCGCCATACTTGAACAGCTTGAAGGCGACATAGCAGCGCACATGAAGGGCACGGCTTTCCCGGGCGAACTGTGGCAGGTCGGCGACCAAACATTCATTCCAACAACGACTGAAATGGGCAGCATCAAGAGCGATGTGAAGAACTGGCAGCCAGGCGAAAAGTTCGTCACTAACTACCCGATTAAGCGTGAGGCTTCGGCTCCTGGCGACAAGGGCATTGCGAATTTGCCTGATGTGCTGAACTTTTGCAAGGACAACATTACGGATGCGTTGATGATTAGTCCGATAAGCAAAATGTATAACAGCACTTACGCTAGTAGCAAGGAGATGCAGGACATGGAGAAGGCGCGGCTTGTGGTGCCGTTGCAGCGGATCATCAGCCACGTTTTGCGCGAGCGGCTGTACAAGCCTTACCTTGAACTGTTGGGTTACAGCGTGCGGGTTGTGCCGAATGTTGAGTGGCAGCCTGCAGACGCGGATATGACGGCGAAGCTGGAGGCTTGGGCTACTGCGGTTCAGAGCGGAATCGTGCCTGCCGAGTACGCGGCTGAAATGATGGGTTTCGACATGGACAAGATTGAAGAGTACCGTGTGAAGGAGCAGAAGCGGAAAGAAGAACAGTTCAAGCTTCAGCAGGCGCAGATTCAAGTCAAAGGAGAATGATCATGCCCTACAAAGACCATGAGAAACAAAAGGAAGCTATGCGAAAAATCAAACGTAATTGAAAGAAGCAACAACTTGAGAGAGGTGAAGTAGATTGAAAGAGTTGCATATTCGATTTAAAAATGGCAATGTTGAAGTCTACGACTCCGCCTTTGAACGTGTTATCGCGGTGTTTTCTGATGAAGGAGCTGACATAGACTTTCTTAAGTCATGGATAACGGAGCATTTAAAAGATCTCACAGTAACGGGTGCTGTCGTCTACAAAGTTCTTTCAAAAAGCTGAAAAGCTGAAACTTTCAACTCCCTCTACTCAGGATTTTTCCATGATCTCTGGGCTTTTAAGAGTTGGAAGTTGAACGCCTACAGAACTGCTTGCTTCACAAAGTTTCTGCTCCGAACTCGGAGCACACTGTTAAGACTTAAGATGTCCTAATGTCAGTTTTACATGAATCGTTAGACCCGTACGACGAGCACAACTGGTGGATATTTGACAGTCGTTTGACTTCACCGAATACCTGTGAATTATGTCAAGCCTTGGATGGTACGCATTATCGAGGCGATGAACTTGAACTTGCCTTCCCATGGCATGTGCCCATGCGCGTCAACGCAATCCGAGCAATGGTCCACGTCAACTGCCGCTGCGTTTTGCGTTGGGCAGGCGCAAGCATCGACGTGCTCGCAAGTCCCTATGGCATGAAGCAGAAGGTTGACAGGCCCGAAACGCCTGAAGACCTGTCGCCGAGCCAGCAGTTCGGGTTTAGGCAGGTGGCAAAGCACGCACGGGAAATGGTCAGCAAGAAGTTTAGAGTGTTGAAGTAAAGTGCCAGTTAAAAGAACCAAGTTAGGTGCTGACGTCAGAATTCCACATCCTGAACTTGTGAACATTTACGACAGCCAAATAGGAGAACACACTAAAATTGCGGCTTTCGTTGAGATCGGCGGAGCCAAAATCGGCAGAGGCTGCAAGATAGAAGCGTTCGCGTTTATCCCGCCAGGCGTAACGATATGGGACAATGTGTTCATAGGTCCGCATGTATGTTTCACGAATGACAAGTTGCCCAGAGCGTCTGATAGGTCATGGCAAGTGCGCAAGACTTTTGTCGGAAACGGAGTGAGCATCGGCGCCAACAGCACGATTCTCTCAGGCATAGTCATAGGCGACCGCGCAATGATAGGGGCGGGCAGCGTCGTGTGCGAGGATGTGCCTTCAGACGTGGTTATGTACGGGTCGAAAGCTGAAGTGAAGAGGTCAATACATTGACAGAAGAATTGTTCAAGGTTTACGAGAAACCTCAACCTAAAACGTTGAGTCCATACGAAGTTCTGGAGCAGCGAATAGGCGAAATTCAAGTCAGAAACAGCGAAGTTCGTGATAGATTAACTAAAATCCTAGATTTATCCGAGCAAGTGGATAGGGAACAGCAAGAACTTGATATGCTTGAGAAGCGGGCGTTGGAACTGCTCATCAAACGGCTAGAACGGTAGGCGGCAAGCCGTGGTTCAGCACAAGTTTGGCTACGAAACGATAGGAACACTACTCTACGTTGGCATTGAAGGCTTCATCGCTGGAAGCAAATACACGATAACGGAAGACGGCACTGGCGACAGCATCAGCATCGCTTTGAGGTATGGAGTAGCTTGGACTGGCAAAATAAAATGCGCGATCTATAAACATAGTGACGAAAGCCTAGTGCTTAACGGCGTAACTGAAGAACGCACGATCACACTGACTTCCTCATACGTCTGGTACATCTTCAATTTTACAGGAACAAAACCCATCCTTACATCTGGCACAGAATACATTTTAGTTGCATGGGCAGAAGCGGTTACTGGCAATCCGAGGTTTCCGTATGACGGTGGCGATGCTGGACAAGGCCACACTCGCACTTTGGCATACGACTCTTTCCCCGACCCTTACGGTTCGACTGGCGGTTCAGTTGAAAAGTTCAGCATCTACTGCACCTACACGGTTACAGCAGCAGGGTTAAGCATTCCCGTTGCCATGCACCATTACAGCCAGACCCGCAGAACCCGCATCGCAGACTAGGCAAGGGACCACAATGTTATATTTGAAACAGTCAACTGCAATCACTCTTAAGATAGGACCATTCATTGACGATACGGATGGCAAAAGCGTCGAAGCAGGATTAACTGAACATCAAGCCGACATACGAATAAGCAAAAACGGCGCAAACATCATCCAGAAAAACGAAGCCTCCAGTTGCGCGTATGACGAACTCGGCATCTACGACTGTCCTATAGACGAAACAGACACCAACACTCTAGGTCGACTACAGTTGTGGTGTCACGAAGCAGGATTCCTACCCGTCTTCCACGAATACACCGTCTTAGCCGCGAACGTGTTTGACGCTCTTGTCGGAGGCGGAGACTACCTAGACGTAGCCACAGCCGAACTAGCGAACATTGATTTCGGCGCAACCATGAAAACAAGTCTTGACACCATAGGCGACACCGTAATCACGAATGGCAAAGCAGCAATCGCCGATTCCGTGTGGGACGAAGTCATATCCGCAGGAACGCATGATGTCGCCGATTCGCCAGCGATATACTTGCGAAACATTTACCAGTCCATCGTCACCCGCATCGCGCAGGCAACAGGCGGAGGCGTAGCCACAATAACCCTAGACGCGCTCGCGTCTGGCGTAGATGACTTCTACAAAGGACAAATCATCGCGGTGTGCGGAGGGCAGGGAGCTGGACAAGCCAGAGCCTGCTACGCTTACAACGGCACCACATGCCAAGCCTCGATACGTCCAGCTTGGGCAACGCCGCCTAACAACACAAGTTGGTTCTCAATCCTCAACGTGGGTTCAGTCGTCGTAGCCGCCATGGAAGACATAGACTTCAGCGCCACAATGAAGACGAGCCTCGACACGATAGGCGACACTGTAGTAGCAGACGTCCACACCGACGTTGCAGACGTCCACACTGACGTTGGAACCGCAATCGCAAACATCGGCACAGTAGGCGGATACGTTGACACGGAAGTAGCCGCGATAAAAGCCGTCACAGACACCCTAACTCTCGCAGCAATCGCGGACGCGGTTCACGATGAAGCAGTGGAAGGAGCAGTCACCAACAGACAATCAATGAGGCTTATCCTTGCCGCTCTCGCGGGAAAAACCAGTGAAGCCGTCGCTGGAACAATGGTTATCCGCGATGCCAACGACACCGCTGACCGCATCACCGCAACGATGGACGCGAACCGCTACAGAACAGGCGTGGTGTTGAATCCGTAATGGCAGAGGATTACTGGGGCGGCGGCTACTGGGGCACTGGGTATTGGGCAAGCGGTTTTTGGGGTCAAGGCGGCACTATTGTTCCACCACCAGTTCTCACAGTTCCTTCCGTTGCAGGGCCCAGACGAAAGGTTCCTAGACCTTTCGAGTTGACCCTTGAAGAAATTGGCGCGGCAATCACGGTCATTGCTAGGAGACGCAGACGCGCAAGAAACAGTTGAAAGTTAGGAGCAAAACAAACGTGACAACATATCTGAAACCAGAATACTGCTGGAACGGAACAATCCAGAAAATACAAGAAATGAAAGACGGCAAAACAGTACAGATTAGAGGCATAGCTGCTCGTGCAGGTGAAACGAGTAAAAACGGACGGCATTATATGCGTGGTGCCCTGATGCGAGCAGTCAACACTTTCTTTGGAGTACCAGTAACTGTCAATCATGCACCATTAACTTCTGAGCAAGCCAAACAGGAAGGTTTGAAGTTTGACCCCAACATGATTGTGGGCAACGTGACAGACATGGTCTTCGACGAGAAAACGGACACTCTCAATTATGCGGCTGACATCAAAAAGGAACCTTACGTCACACTTCTCAGGCAAGGCAGCCCCGAAATCCGAGGCGTCAGCATCCAAGCAGACTATCAACGCAACAAGTGCCCCGACTGTGGCAAAGAAGGTTTCGAGGATAAGGGCGCTTTTGAGAGTCACATGGCAAAAGAACATTTCAAGCATAACATCAAAGCGGGTCCTTGGGGCATAATCGGACGAGCATTGAGTCTAGTGTTCGGCAGAGAAACCCCTGGGCTTTCAACAACTGTTCAGTTGGCTGAGTCCGCAATCAAAGGTTTTGACAGTCTCAAAGAGACAGTAGAAGTAGAAGAGGAAAAAGAAAGAATGTCACAAAACAAAACGTATGGATTGGAAAACAAGAAAACAGTAACGGCGCCAACAATTAAAGCGGCGACGCCAGAACAGAAAGCGGAATTTGAAAACCTAATAGGAACACCTGCCAAAATTGAGTCAGTTACCCCTACCCAAATCGCGCCAAAAGAGCCAGTCGCAAAGGAAAACCTGAAGATTGCAGAACCATGTTCGCCTGAACTCAAGGCCTGTGTGGACGCGTTGATCGCTGACGGGAAAGAAGAAAGTAGTGCGTGGGCGATCTGCAAAGCCAAACTTGGAGAAGCAGTAACGCCGTCTAAAACCATAGTCTTGAAGGAAGCAGTTGCCATAGGCAAATTGGTTTTCAACCCCAAAGAACTTTATGTTCCCAAAGGCACAAGCCCCGAAGAGTACAACAGAATCTTTTCTGAAACGAAACAGCAGAACGACAGCGACCAAATAGTGGCTGACACGGTGAACGAAATCATCGACGTGGTTTCGAAGCCGATGTCGGTGACGTTTCCAGAGATACGCATTCCAAAAGATGATATGAGCTGGAAGGAAACTATTGCGAACCTACCCAAGGATGACACTTCATGGAAAGAAGCAATCGCCAATCTGCCAAAAGACGACACAACTTGGAAGGAAGCCATTGTTGGTCTACCTAAAGACGACTTGACTTGGAAAGAAACGATTGCTACCTTACCTAAAGATGATTTGTCATGGAAAGAGGAACTTTTGAAGAAGGCCGACGCAGAATCGGTAAACAAAGAACTGATGGAAACCAAAGCTTTACTTTCGAAAAAGGCGGATTCTGAACCACTAAACAAAGAACTAACCGAAACTAAAGCGTTAATCGTAAAGACAACTGAGAATCTGGCTAAACTTGAAGAAACCTTCACAATCACAAAGAAGGACTACGAACAAATCCTCAACGCAAGCAAAACAGTCAACGCCCAAAACAAGGAAACCCTCGAAGAACTCAAGAAGCACTACGCGGAAACAGAAGCGAAACTCAAAGAAACCGAAACTAAACTGAAGGTAACAGAAGAGAAGACGGCGGAAACTGAGAAGGCAATCAAAGAAACGGCGGTTAGGCAGGATAACATGGAAGACAAGCTGAAAGGTCAGTTCAAAGGCAAAAACAAAGAACTCAAACATGAAGAGCCGGTTCGCGGCGACCCAATGAAGAGGGAGAACTAGCCATGTTGAGCATTCAGGAAATGGTTGCACGAACCGAACAGCAACGCCGACTCGTCGAATCCTACATGGACGGGGAAGGCGAGTTTCACCCGCAAGAAGCCAGCATCTTCGCAGACCAGAAAGCAAGCGACTACTACGAGCTGAAGCAGAGCATCCACAACACGCCACTGCGAGAGTTCCTAGCCAAATCAGGCACCACAGGAATAATGGGCGCGGCCTACCTAGTACCCGACAAGGTGCATGACATACTCTTGACCGAAGCAGCCACGACTGACCTGGTTCCGCTCATCAGCAGAGCAATAGTCACGGAGTGGCGCGGCGGAGACCTGAAAATCGACGTTGCGGACCGGGCACTCTACGGACAATTCAACACTAAAGGCGGAGGCGAAGCACCCTACGCGGGCATAGACGTTATGCAACCTACACTGAGCCCAACCACGTTTACTCGGAACCTCGCCTTAACAGACGACTTGGTAGACAGCGCAGCGTTTGACCTCATGGAAGTCTACATTCAAGAATGCGCAAGGCAACTCACCGAACGCGGCAACGAACTAGCACTGACAGTTCTGAAGACAGCCACGGACGGATGGGGAACAGTGGTAGGCGGCTTGAGTGGAGACGCAAACGAAACCAAGTGGACAGGAGCAACAACCTTCGGCGTAGACGATGCCACACACGCAAAAAGCATAGTCAAATTGCTGACGGATCAACGTTGGATTCCAGACACTATGATAGTTACCACTGAAGCATGGGAAGAAAGCATACTCGCAACCTTCATAGGGCACGTTGAAGTTGCAGGCGGAGCAGCAGGAGACTATGGCATGCCAACCACCGCGTTCCCAACACTAAAAACAGGCGACGTAACCGCAGGATTCGATGCTAAAATCTCAGTGCCAGCACTTGACATAAAGTTCAGCAACAACGCCGCGTTGCACGCAACCTACCCGACAGACCAAACAACGATGAGTGACTGTGTCACCATAATCTTCAACCGCGCCAACGCTTTGTTGACGGGACGGAAACGGTGGATGAGGATAGACAACTACGCAGATCCAAGGCAAGGCCTAGTGGGGGCGGTGGTGAGTTGCAGGCAGGACAGCGTCACGTTGCACGACAACTGCATCGGCGTAATCACCGAAACATAGTTTCCAATCCATTTTCACGGTAACTTCGGTTACACAGACGAGAGTCTGAACAAAAGAGATTGAAGGCGGAAAAACATGGTAGCAGTATTAGACTACTATCCGAATAAGGACGGCTACATAGAAGACGGACATGTCATGGCAATGTGCGCAGCAGAAGACGTAACAATGGTTGCAGGATCACTCGTACAGTTCAGCGCCGACCCAAGCACCGCAGGCTACATAACAGTGAAGATCAGCGCGGCAAGAGGCGACGCTTCAGGAATATGCTTGAGAACCCCAACCGCGATAGGCGACACGGTTCCAGTGTGCTTCCAGGGCGTAGTCAAATGCATAGCCCACGACGCCATAACCATCGGTTCACTCATTGCAAGCGCAGCCACAACCATAAGCACAGTCACAGAAGCACTATCCGACAATGCGGGCATCAGCCAAATGTACAATGCTGGAACAGCCCACATCTTAGGCACAGCACTGCAGGCAGCAGCCACCGCCGCAGACGAGATTTTGGTTCTCGTCGGCAGAATCTATTAGGAGACACAAACGATGGTTGTAGTAGACTGGTACCCCAACAAGGACGGGTACGTAGAAGACGGCCACGTAATTGCGTTCTGCTATGCGGAAGACACTTCGATGGTGGAGGGAAGTTGGGTTACGTTTGGCACGAGCAGGGCAAACTACATTGCAGTCAAAATAACGGCTGCCGCGGCTGACGGAGTAGGCATGTGCCTAAGAGCGCCAGTGGCGGTAGGCGACATTGTTCCAGTCGCGTTCTGTGGCGTAGTGAAAACTGCGTTGCACAGTACAGTCGTGATTGGCGACTTGCTCAGCAGCGGCATCACCACAAAGACGGCAGTCGTTGAGATACACGGCGCGTACACGAGCGAAAAGAACCTGCACAACGGTTTAGGCGGCAACTACACAGCAAAAATACTTGGCGTAGCGTTGCAAGGCGGACTTCCAGCAGACGAGATTCTGGTCCTTCTGGGCAAACTGTGTTAGGTGAACAAGCATGACAGACTATTTCGCAAATAAAGACGGATACGTTGCAGACGGGCACGTCATAGGATTCTGCAACTGCACGGCAGCAGTCGTTGAAGGGTCATGGGTCGCGTGGGGCACAACCCTCGCAGACTACGTTGGCGTAACAGCCTCGGCAGCGGCAAGCGACGCAGTAGGCTACGCATTGAAAGGCGGCGCGGCAGGCGACAAGATTCCTGTGTGCTTCAACGGGGTTGTCAAAACTTTGGCAGGTGCGGCGTTCAACGCAGGCGTAATTGTTGGCAACCAGACAGGCGCGAACAGCAAGAAAGTCGTGACCCTCGCTTACGCAAGCAACCTCATACGTTTGAACGGTGTTGCATACACGGCACGCATAATCGGAAAAGCACTGCAGGAATCAAGCAACGCCCTTGACGAAGTCCTCGTCATGGTAGGCAAGCTGTAGCCGCCAAATTAAAGGAGGAAAAAAATCATGGAAATAAAAGAAACCATGAGCATAACGGAAATGCGCGACAAAATCAAAGAGACTGAAGCAGGCAAAACCGTTCAGGAAATGCTTAACAGTGGATACTACGACTACGACGAATACAACATGTTCGGCACTGGCTACAAGCAACGCGAAGAAGGCACGGCACGCATGGGCAGAGAAGACGCAGCCAAAATCGTCAACACGTTGAAGGTTGCGCCGCTCAAAGAGTTCCTTGCAAAGTCAGGCACAACGGGCATTATGGGAGCCGCATATTTGATTCCAGTGAAGCTTCACCAGACGCTCTACGATGCCGCTTGGGCAACAGACATCACCCCAGACATCAGCATGGAAGTCTTGGGGCCAGAAGCGATTTCAGGCGCCACGCAGGACGTAGCAATCATCGCCAAAGACCACAGTACAGTCCACGACGCTTTCCTACCCCTGAAGTACAGTTCAGGAGGCGAACTGCCAGACGCCGCATTGACAACTAAGAAAGCAACTTTGGACTTCAGCAACAGCTTCGGCTACAGGTTCGAACTGGCAAGAGACTTGATTGAGGACAGCCAATGGGACATGCTTGAAGCACACCTGAGAAACGCGGCTGGAGGCATAGGTGAGTACGCTACAAACCTGTGCATCGCAGTTCTGAACGTCGCCACCGACGGTGACGGCACAACCAACACCAACGCGGCAGGAGCCAACACCACAACCCTTGCACAGATAATGACGAACTACAGAGCCAACGTCGCCGACAGGTTCATCCCAAACATCTTCATCACCAGCCCCGAAGCATGGTTCGACGCAATCTGCCAAGACACCACATTCACATCATACGCAACCGACTGGCACAATACAGCAATCGTTGATCCAATACGCACTGGACTGACTTTGGTAAACATGAAAGTTCTCTGGAACGTAACGACAGGCACACAAAGCACCGCAACAACACCACTGATTTGCAGTTACCTCATCCAGAAAGAAAGTTCTCTGCTCACGGGCAGGAAACGATGGATGAGAATTGAGAACTACAGCGAACCGCGCAGAGACCTTGCAGGCGCAACCGTTACATGCCGTCAGGATTCGGTAACGATATACAACGACAGCATAGCAAAGGCGCAGGAAACCTAAACACAGGTTTTAATCTGCGTTTTCCTTCCCTTTTTTTGAGGATTCACAATTATGCAATGTACTCGTTGTTGGCGGTGCTGCATGAAGCACGACGGCACATTGCCACAGATTTACGATTATCTTAACAACAGGCTTGTCGGTCCCGAAATGCTTGAGTTGGCTAACGGCGCCATGTGGTGCAGCATGCTCACGGCGAACCGCCGAGGCCAGACAGAATGTCTGATTTATCAGAATAGACCTGAACTTTGCAGGAGAAGCCCATGCCCTATACAGTCAAGTGTCCAGTATGCGGGAAAGAGTGGAATGTGCCAGACGACAGCGTCGAGCAGGCGTGCAACTGCCACCTGTACTGCGACGAAGGTTCAGAACCAGCCGACTGCACAATGACATCTGTGACGCTTAACAGTCAGGTAGGATGGCCTTTTGGCTTGCATGGTTCAGAAGATTCTGGCTGCGACAACGTGATGGCACGGACATACTATTGCACAGTTCATAAGAAGTTTACTGACAAACGACCAATCCTCATCGAGGTTGAGTTGCCCGCTGGAAGGGCACCGAAAAAGTACAGGATGAGCGAAGGAGAATACTAGAAAGGAGGGATGAACAATAACAGAAGAATTAAAGACTAAACCCTTTAGGCAGCCACACGTCGAAATCATGGACACTGGCAACACGAAAACCACGTTCCACGACGACATGATAGCCAAAAACAGGATTCAACAGCTCGTCGGCAAATTTCCAAGTTACCCCTGCATCGCCGAACGGCACCCACAAAAAATCGAAGACTTCATCACAGCCTACAACCAAGCACTCGCGGAAGTCAAAGCTGCAGTATCCTAAAGTCTTCATAGCCATACCCACGGGCCCGCGTAAAGAGTACGCTTTGTTGATGCAGCTTGCGGCACTCAAAAACATAGACTATCCCATGGATAAACTTTCACTTAACTACGCCGTCACATACTACCCTGACGTGCCTGACTGTCCCAAATACGACTCGTACATCCGCAAATTGATAGAGGCCGCGGGACTCAAGTGTCCTTGGCACATAACTAGAACAACTCCAGACGAGGACGAACTGGAACATTGGGGCACATACGCGCTTGTCATCAGGAACCTGCATGAACTTCGCAAACAGTTCTTGGACGGCGACGCGGACTACTTTTGGGTTTTGGGCGGCGACAACTTTCCGTTGGACAGGCACATGCTCAAGAAACTCCTGAAAATGAAAACGGATGTGGCGAGTCCCGTCATCGCTTACCGTCCCTCAAGACAACCCGAAGGAAAAAGAAGCAGAAACCGTTTGGAACCCATCGCGTGGACGTACCTGTGGTGGCCAGACGACATAGAACGCGAAGACATTCAGCCTGAAGTGCGCGAGGCGCTGTGGAAGGCGTGGATGAACGTGCCAATGACCAGGTTCATCCGCAAAAAAGAGAAGATCGTTCATGGCGCAATGTTCGGAAGCGGATGCAGCTTGAGCACAAGAGAAGCGCAGATGTACGCGGCTTATTGGCTTCCGCCTGCGGGCTACATGAGTGAAGACTTGAACTACACGCAGCATCTCGTGGCTTACGGGTTTGACGTGGCGGTGAACACGACTTTGCGGTGTGGACACTTCGAAACGGACGGACACATATATTGAGTGTTCTTTGGAGTGCGGACGATTTTAACAGGTTCCGTGAAACGTATCCTCAACTGACGTTCCAAGACAAAAAAAGAATCTACACTGAGTTACGCGAATTGTACCCGCGGCAGAGCGAGTTTCTGCATGACATGGAGTTCCTCATAGCTGCACTTCCAAAAGAACCTGACAAAACCATAGTTGAGTACGGCGGGTACGGCGGGTTAATGGCTGCCCTCTTCCTCAGAGAGAACCCGTCGTGGAGATGGGTAAACATTGAACTTATACCGCATAAGCCTCACTGGCTTCTCAGAGGCAAAAACTACGTGGAAATCGTTTTGGAAAAGGAACTGTGGCAGTCAAACTTCAACCTGAAAGCCGACGTCTTTCTAACCGAGCAGACCATAGAGCACCTTTCAAACGGCGAGTTCGGCCAGTTCGTCCAGTGGCTCAAGAAGCAGCAGTACCCAACCGTCATGTTAGGTTCGCCGCTTGCCACTGAAGGCCAAACATGGCAGGACTACTATGGCGCGCATGTTCTGACATTTGGAACCAGACAAGTCACGGACTTGATGGGGCCAGAATATAAGATTGTTCAGCAGAGCAAAAGTCGAGGATGGATAGCCAAGTTTGATAATTCAGCCTGAACTACGTTGCCTACAGTTCGAAACAAACACTGTGTGCAACGCGCAATGCACGATGTGCCAGCACAGCCTCATGAAACGGCGCGGCGCAATGCACATGAGCCGAATCATCGACCTGATCTACCACTTCGGCCACAAAGTCCAAGAAATCATTCCCTTCGGAATGCAAGAACCACTTCTTGATCCCCGCTTGAGCATGATTCTTGCAAACATCAAACAGATGAACCCCGCCGTCCACACTCTCCTCTTCAGCAACATGGGCTACTTCCCCGAAAAGCAGTTGCGACAGATCATCCGTTGGGGAACGCTTGACCTTCTCGAAGTCAGCTTCTACGGAACTGACGAAACCGTCTACGGCGAACTTCAGCCACCACTAAACTTTGAGCAGACACGCCAGAACATCCTACACCTAATGCAACTCAAACGCGAGTTGGGAAGAACCTTGCCCAAAGTGGATTTGATGATGCTTGCCACTCCACGCACCTACGACAAAGTCAAGAGTTGGGCGCGAGAATGGCAGCCACTTGTAGATTCGGTAAGTAGCGTCCACTACGACGGCTGGTGCGGCAAACAACCTTACAGTCCCGAAATCGAAAAGTTGCTCTGGAACAGCCCAGGGCAGGAAGTGCGCACGCCTTGCCCGCGTCTTTGGACGGGCATGTACGTTCACTATGACGGAACCGTCGTTCCCTGCTGCTTGGACAGCGACGACGAAGAACCACTTGGCAACATTTTCGAGGACTGGAACCTGTGGCACACGAGCAAGCGGCTGAACGAGATTCGCACTTTGCATGAACAGCGCAGGTTCAGCGAGATTCCGCTTTGCAAGGACTGCGTGACTTGGCGTTACGGGTATGAGGAAGAATGGAACAAGTTCTGGATGAACGTGCCGCTCCCCTGACGATAGAGTGCATTTTCTGCCATAAACAGATGCACCGTTTCTTGTTGGGGGAGAGGCAGATTCTTGTTTGGGTTCACACTGGCGAGGACGTGAAGAACTGCACTATGGTAAAGTTTGACGCTGACTTCGTCAGTCAGATGGCTAACAGTCTTCAGATTTGGAAGAAGGATTTTGA